ATATAATTAGAACTATCTAATTTAATATTAGTTATTTTTATATTTTTATTTTCTCCAATATATTTATTTTCAAAATTAGCATCATATGATATAATTAATACTGGATTATCTATAAATTCTATATTAACAATACTACTATCATCATATTCTTTATTTATTGGATTATAATTTAAATTTATTGGTTTTGGACTTATTTTTCCGGTAATAGTAAAATCATTACATTGTAAATTTGTATCCATTAGTTCAATATTAGATATGTAAATTAATTTATTAATTCCAACATTAGCATCTTCAAAATTAGCTGTATATTTTAAAACTGAAATTGAATCAAATATTATTTCACAATTTGTATTTTCATCATAAATTTTTTCAATTGCTATAGCATCACATGTTATTTTTTTTTTAACAATATCTCCTTTAATATAACATTCTTTAATAAAATAATTATCAAAATCTATTCGATTTATGAATAAAGATTTATTAATACCAACTAAACAATCGTTAAATGTACCCGAAATTTGTTTTAATTCTTGATTAGGCATAATTTCAGATAAATTTACTACATGATCTTTATTACCATCATATATTTTAGAAAGTACTTTATAATTTGAACATATTTCTTTTTTAAATATAGTACCATATGCATAATATTCATCTAATAATATATATGCAAGATTATCTATTTTTAAATTTGTTATTATTATTTTTTTATTTTCACCCGCATTAATATCTTCAAAATTACTTTCAAAACTAATTTTATCACTAAAATTATAATTACAGTTAATTTTAGTATTACCATCAAATTCTTTATTACTACCTGTAAATTCAATTTTTAATAATGTTGGTTTGATATTGCCATACACAATGCAATTATTTATAAAATAATTATTATTACTTAATACTATATCAGATATTTCTATTGGAATATTATCACCAACGTTTTTATTTTTAAAAATAGCATTATAACTTATCAACTTAATTTCTTCATCGTCTTTATTTACGTGCCCTATGGATACAGTTACTGCACTATGACTTACTAAATTAGTATTATCAAATATTTTTTCATAATTAAAAAAAGTTAATTTCAATTCTTTTGATTTTATATTACCAATATAATTTATATCTGAACAATAATAATTATTTTTTGATTTACCACTTAATATTATATTTTTAATTATTAGTTTTTTATTAAATCCAATATTATTATCAAAAAATTCTGCTGTATAATTTATTATAAAAATATTATCATTTGCATAAATACCTTTTATTGAATTAATTTGTATTTCAATATTATTATTTCCATCATATTCTTTATCAGGAATACTAATAATTGGTACTATTGATTTTGGTAATATATTCCCAAAAATTTTATAATCATTTATAAAATAATTATTATGTACTTCTTTTAGCACAATATCCGTAATATTTATTATTTTATTAAATCCTGTATTTATATCTTCGTATTTTGCATTATAACTTATATATTTTTTAAATTTATAATCATAATTTAATTCAACTATTGCATTTAAATTATTATCATACATTTTATCTTTTGCAATAAATTTATTTGTTAAATCTAATTCTTTTTTTAATATACTTGGTGTATTTATATTAATTTTATCTATTTTATAATTATTTTTAGATAAACCATTTAATTTAACATTTTTTAAAATTACATCTTTATTTAGTTCAGCATTTGGATTTGAAAAACATGCATCATAAGTTAAAAATATATTACGTGTCCATGATGTACTATTATCACTTTGTAGTTGATCACTATAATACATATTAATATTGTCTAACAAAATATTAGTATTACCATCATATATTTTATCTGAAAATATAAAATTAATATTAATTAATCTTGAAATAATACTCCCTCTATATAATGTATTTTTAAAATAATAATTACATACACTATTTTGTTGATTATTAGATAATATCACATCTGTAACATATATTTTTTTATTAATTCCAATATTATTATCATCATATATAGCTGAATAACTAACAATTGTAGTATTATCAACAAGTGATTCTAAAAGTATATTCGAATGATTATTATCATTGTATATTTTATTTGTATTACTTATTTTAAATGGTAATTCTATTGCATTTATATTTGCAAATATATTAATTATTTCTAATTCATAATTTGCACTTATTATACCATTCATTTGTATATTATCAATTATTATTTTTTTATTTTCACCCACATTGGAATTTTCAAAGTGCGAATCAAAAGTAATTGAATATATTTGTTCATTATCTATTAATCCATGTATTTTTATTAATTTTACTTCTACATTAGTACTTCCATCATATGATTTATCTTTTGCTTCAAAATAAGCATAAATTTTTTTTTTTTTAATATTAGCATAAACATTAGAAAAATAATTATCTATTGAATAATTTATTTCATATATTTGAACATTTGTAATATCCATTTGAATATTTGTAATATCGATCTGAACATTGTCATTTACATCTTTACATTTGAACAAAGCTTTATAATTTAAACATATTGTATTATTATCACAAATAATTTCAACTATTGCATTTTTATTACCATCATATATTTTATCTGTAGCTCTAAAAGTTAGATTTAATTTTTTTTTAATAATGTTTCCCAATAAAATATGATAAAATATTTTCTCATTTATAAAATAATTTTCAGATAAATCACATATTATATTTATATTTTTGATATAAACTGTTTTATTAAAACCTGCATTACTATCCTCATAATATGATTCAAATACAATTGGTTTATCACATTCATATGTTATTTCTGCGACGGTAGTCCCATCATATATTTTATCTAATATCGTAAATTTAGGAATTAGTTCTAATTTATTAACTATTATAGTAAAATTTGTTTTATTAGTTAATGAATATTTTTCATTAAATATTTTTATTATTATATTGTATGTACCTACATTAATATTATTTGATATATTTAAAATACCACTAATTTTATCGATACTAATTTTATGTATATCTAATATATCACAGCTTTGAATAGAATATTCAAATAATAAATTTACATTACCTTCGATAATAGGATTGCATGAAACACTATTATCGTTTTCAGAATATATAATATTTAAACATGATTGTTTATAATAAAATATTGGGTTAACATTTACTTGATAATTTGTACTTATTTCATGAACATTGTCGCTTTGTAAATGATAATTAATTTTTAAAAAATAAGATCCAACCGGTGTTATTCCACTAACATTAATAATTCCTGTTTCACCATCTATTGACATATAATCGTTATCTAAACTAAATTTACCATTATGTGTAAAACAAGGAGTAAAAACTGGTTTATCTGAATTATTATCACTTTGCGATTGATATATAATTGATAAAAAATTATTAGGATAATTTAATATTGGCAAAATATTAAAATTATAATTAATAGTACTAGAAATATTATTAAATGTATACTTTATATTTATTGTATTCAATATGACATAGGATTCTTTATAATTATTATTAAAAGTATTAAAATCAATTATATTAGAATCTAACTGAGTATTTATTGTTATAGATGGTTGATTTTCAACTTCAAATTTACCTTTTAAAGGGGATGCAAAAATTTGTATTGGTCTTAATTTATCGCCATAAAATATAATTTGGTTATTTTCTGAAATATATATTTTGGGATATATTTTTAAATAATAAAATGTTGTTACAGTTACTCCATTTAATTTGTATTCTATAATTAAATTATAATTATCAACATCTAAAAAATTAAAATTAAGTATACCATTATTATTAATAGTTATATCATTTGTAGTTATTAGATTAAATTCGCCGCCTTTAGCTGCAATTGTTGGTTCTATACTTTTATCAAAGGTACCATATTCAATTTCCATAGTATTTATTTGATAATAAAAAACAGGTTTAATAATTATTTTATATATTGTACTAGCAATTGTATTATTTAAATAATAAAAAATTGGTATTTCATAGATTCCAACATCTAAATTAATAATTTTTATAATCCCATTAGTTTTATCAACTTTTAAATCCAATAATGTTGGTGATGAAAATTTACCACCTTCATTTGATACTATTGGTATTTCAGATTCATTTATTTCCCCATATTCTAATTCGTATGGTTGATTATATATAATAAATGGATTTATAGTCAAATTAAATATGAATATTGTTTTTATATTATTAATACTATAATTAATTTCAATTTCGTACTTTCCTTCTCTTACATTTTCAAAAAGTAATTGTCCATATTCATTAATTATGATACCGTTTGGATGATTATTTAAATTAAATAATCCAGATTGTGGATTAATATTGGGTTTGTCGGAAATTGCGGTTGTCCCATAATTAATTATTAATTGATCAATAATATAATTAATTATTGGTTTTATAATAATATTAACAATACAAGTATTTGATATATTATTTACAGTATATGTAATATTAAAATTATATGAACCAATATCTAATAAATCAGTGTTTGTAATTTTACCAGATATTTCATCAATAATTAATTTTGATTCTATATTAGCAGACAATTCTAGATTAGTAGATAATTCTAGATTAGTAGATAATTCTAGATTAGTAGATAATTCTAGATTAGTAGATAATTCTAGATTAGTCATATCTAATTTAAAAACTGAAACAAAAATATTATTATTTGAATCAATAATAGGTTCTAATAAAATATTATTACCATAATTATAATTTTTTGATTCATAATAAATATTTGGTTTAATTACTATTAAAATTGATGTTTTTATATTTATTGAATTAATACAACAATTTATTAATAAATCATAAGTACCAATATTTAGAGTATTGTTATCATTTTGCGGTTGATTAATTATTAAACTACCTGTTAAATTATTAATTTTAGCGATCAAATTAAAATTATTTTCAACAGTAAAATTAATGTTATTAATTTCATCATTACAGATTATTTCTGGTGGATAAACTATAAATGATGATCCATAATTTAATTCTATTTTATTATTTTTATATAAAATTGATGCAATCATTATATTATTATTAGATAAAATTTAATTAAAAATTGTAATAATTAACAGCGATTGGATTCTTCTAAATTAGATAAAGATAAATTAATCATATAATTAATATATGATTATATTATCATTTGATGTAGGAATAGTTCATTTAGCATATTGTTTATTTACAAAAGAAGATAATAAATGGAAAATTTTAGAATGGGCTAATATTGATTTAACTGATAGAGAATCTAAAATATGTAGTTGTGGATTAAAAGCTTCATTAATATATAATAATAATTTTTATTGTAAAGTTCATGCAAAAAAATGTGAACCTATCAAAAATTACGAAGAATTGTTTAGTGAAAATAAAAATTCAGTTTGTTCATTTATAGGAAAACAAAATTGTAATAAAAAATCTTCTATGGAATATACAAATACAAAAGAATGTTTCTGTACAACACACTCTAAATCTAAATATAAAAATTTACAAAATTTATTTAAAGTAAAACCATTTAAAATTAAAAATATAAATACTTTGGATTTTGACGATACTAGATTAAAATTATTTACTATTTTAGGTGAAAAAATAGAATTATTAAAAGCAGATGTAGTGCTTATTGAAAATCAACCAAGTATGAAAAATCCAACAATGAAATCAATCTCAAATGCACTATATGATTTTTATTTAATAAGAGGTATAATTGATAAAGAAAGAACAAAATCAGATATTGTTAAAGTTAAGTTTATGTCACCAAGTAATAAACTTAAGTTAGCTGATGAAAATGATACTAAAAAATTAGTTATCGCTAAAAAAACAGATGAAACAACCGGATATAAAATGACTAAAGCATTAGGTATAAAATATTGTACCGAAATGATTAGTCATTTACCTGAGTGGTCAGATTTTATAAAAAAACAAAAGAAGAAAGATGATTTATGTGATGCTTTTCTTCAAGGTGCTTATTATTTTGAGAAAAATTTAGCGAAAAATAATAAATAAAAAATTAAACTAATTAATATAAAAATTATAATTAAAATTAAATTATAACAGTTATCAGATTTATCAGATTTATCAGATTTATTAGATTTATTAGATTTATTAGATTTATTAGATTTATTAGATTTATTAGATTTATAAGGTTTATTAGATTTATTAATATTTCCACGATAAATATTCGCAATATTAGATTGTACATTATCAATTTTTAAAGGCATTTGTGATTGTACTAAATGCGGTTGTGATTGTACTAAATACGGTTGTGATTGTACTAAAGGTGGTTGTGATTGTACTAAATAATATTGATCATCATCAAAACTTGGAACTAATACATTCATTGAATATGTAGGAGGTAATGAACTTGATGCTTCTTGATTTTTATTAGGTAATTTTATATAATTATATTTTTTTTTTTCGACTATTGCGCTATGTGTTAACGGCATAGGTTTGTGTGTTGTTAATATAAAAGGTTTAAATGTTTTATATAAATGATTTTTGAATTGATTAAATGTAGTTTTATCTTCTTCATTGTATGCAGGTAATGAATATAATGATTTATTTTCAATTATTTCTTCTAATTCTTGTAATTGGTATTTAGTATCCGGTGGATTTAACGAGCGTACAAGCAAATTCGATGACTTGACACGTGGTTTTATTTTTGACATATTATGTATGCTGTCCTTACTTGACTGAGTATTTTTATTTTTAGAATTTATTTTATTTTTAGAATTTATTTTAGATTGAAAAGATATTATATCATTTTTAATATCATAATAATATTCACTCATATATTATAAGTATATTTTTTTTAATCATTTTTTTTTAGCATAGTACTCATTTGTTCAGTTAATTGATTCATATCAATACCTAATTCGTTTTGAATTAAATTTTGAAGATCTGCAGGATTAGTATTGGAATTTAATTTATTAAATATACCTAATAATTTATCCATACCATTATTCTCACCATTTCCAGAACCATTACCTAATAAACCTGAAAATTTATCCATCGTTTTTAACATTGGTCCTAAATTAAAATTATTGTCTTCCTTAACTTGACCAACGTCTATATTAGATGTTGAAAAATTTTCATCTATAATTACTTTTTCTTTTGATTCTGTTGCACCTGCTGTAAAATTTTTAAGAATATCTGCAAGTCCATCCATTTCTCCTAATCCAGGAATTGATTTTTGTAAAGCAACCATGATTTTTTGTAAATCAATTTCACCACTTTCAATCTTATCTTTATATTTAGTAGTTATTAAATCATTGATTTTTACAAAATTTTCCATAGGATTACCACCATCAGTAAAAATACCTTCAAATTCTTTTATAATATCATTAATCATTTCATTAATATTTTCATCTAAATCAGAAGTACTTAAAATTTTACTAATATAATCTTTAGTATTACTAATAACATCATTTATATTCGGTGTAGGCATATCATTTTTCATATAGGCAACCATTTTATGTAATAATAACCATAACATTTTTTTAACATCTTCAGATTGATTATTAAAAATTTTTTTTAAAGTTAAATTTTTACCAAATAAACTTTCAGAAATAATAGCAGTATCTTTTTCTTTATGAGAGAATACCTTAATTTTACTCTTGAAAAAATAATTATAAGTAGTTGTTGTATTTAAACTTTCTGCTAATTTTGTTCCACGACTCACTTTAATATCATCCGTTTCATTTTGTAATTCAATAATATAATCATTTGTAGGATAGAGTATTAATATTTCGCTCAAAAATTTATTATAATCAATTAAATATTTTTCTTGTGACATATATTATAATATAAATTAGATATCTTTATATAAATGTTTATACGCAGTTAGTGTGTTAGAACAATTTTATACTTTAATAAAATTCTACATCTTCAGTATTTTCAGCGTCTGCTTTATTATTTAATTTTTTTTGTTTTGTTTCATGATATCTCCAATATAATAATATTAGTACAATCATTACAATACCAATTACTTTATAATTTTCTTTAATAAATTCAAATATATTAATCTTAAATTTATCAACAATTGTTATATTATTTTTTTGTTCAATTATTATTTTTTTTATTAACTTATTTTCTACTAGTTTTGGGCGATCATAATTTTCTGATAAAAAACTCATATTATAAATGTATAGATAAAAAAATTGAATTATAGATTAATTATTATAAAATATATATATATATATGCAAAATACCGAAGAATATTTATTGAATCCTGAAAATGAAAGATTGACAGTGTATCCCATTCAGGATAAAGATATTTGGAATTTTTATAAGATGCAACAAGCTGCTTTTTGGACTGCAGAAGAAATTGATTTTTCGAATGATTATCATCATTTTATTAAATTATTAAATGCGGATGAACAATTTTTTATTAAACGAGTTCTAGCATTTTTTGCAGCTAGCGATACAATAGTCAATATAAATTTGGGTGAACGATTTTGTCAAGAAGTTAAATTAAGAGAAGCTGTTATTACTTATAATTATCAAATGATGATGGAAAATGTTCATAGTGAAACTTATTCTTTACAAATAGATAATATTATTAGAGATCCAGAAGAAAAAACAAAAGCACTTAATGCTTTAACTGAATATCCTTGTATTAATAAAAAAATGAGTTGGGCACAAAAATGGATTAAAAGTGATGTATCATTTGCTCAACGTTTAATTGCATTCGCAATTGTAGAAGGAGTATTTTTTTCAGGTAGTTTTTGTGCAATTTTTTGGCTTAAAAAAAGAAATTTAATGCCTGGATTATGTGATTCAAATGAATTAATAAGTCGTGACGAAGGTATGCATACTGATTTTGCTATATTATTATATAGTAAAATTAAAAATAAGATATCTGAACAAATTATTCACGATATGTTTAAAGATGCAATTAAAATTGAGACAGAATTTATTTGTGAAAGTTTACCATGCTCTTTATTAGGAATGAATAAAAAATTAATGACAATTTATATTCAATATGTAAGTGATAATTTATTAGTTAAACTTGGATATCAAAAAATATGGAACGTAATAAATCCATTTGATTTTATGGAAAGTATTTCAATGGAAGGTAAAACAAACTTTTTTGAATCCAGACCAACACAATATCAAAAAGCATCTGTATTAAATACAGGAAAAGAAAATATATACGAGGTGAACGAAGATTTTTAATTTATTATAATAACTATTAAATTTAAAAAATATTAATATTATTTTTTAAATTTTTATACTTTTTTTATTATCGATCAAATTCAAAAAAATTGAAAAATAAATCATAAAATTAAAAACATTAGTATATAAAAATGACAAACATATTAAATTATCAATCACAAAGTGGTGAAACACATAAAATTATGGTCGAATTTGATTATACCAGATATAAAATTTGGGGTTGTATTAAAGTGTTTCTTGATCATTTAGATTCAAATACATATATATTAGAGATTGGATGTGGAAATGGTAATAATATGTTATATAGAAAAGATTTACAATTTTATGGGATTGATAGATCAAAAGAACATGTGTATACTTGTAAAAAAAAATTATTGAATGTTATGGAAGCAAATATGACATTATTACCTTATAATAATAATATATTTAATTATATATTGTGTATTTCTTCATACCATCATTTAGCAAATGACCGTGATAGAAGATTAGCGTTAAATGAAATGTACCGTTGTCTAAAACCAAATGGTTTAATTTTATTATCTGTATTTTCTATGGAACAACCTAATAATTCAAGATTTAAATTCACTAATAATGATGAATTGGTTCAATGGGTGACAAGTGATGGGTGTTTTTACCATAGATACTATCATATTTACATTGAAAACGAATTAATTGAAGAAATTAATAGATTAGAAAATAGATTTATTATTAAAAAACATGGATATGAACAGGGTAATTGGTGGGTAGTTTTACAAAAATAATTTTAGATTTTTTATGATAAGAATACGGTTCTTTGTTAAAGAATCTCTTATGGTAGGAAAAAGTCGCTATAAATAATTATTTTATTTAAATAAATTTAAACAAAATAATACTTTTGACATTTTTTGGCGACTTTTTTGCTACCATAAGGAATGGCTTTAGAAAAAAAATTATTATCTTATAGTTGACTTAAAAGCAGTCGTCTGTTGTTCTACTAAATTTGGATAAACAACTAAACCATTTAATATTTTAGTATCGAATAATTTTTTATATTGATTATCTATAGCTAATGTCATTGTTAATAATTTATCATAAATTTTTGAAGCATTCTTATTATTTATTAAATATGCATGAGTACCCCATAAATAATTATAAGAATCTATTGAATAAATATTTTCTTTATACAAAGTGCCATGATTATTATTTAAATTACCTAAACATATAATATCAAAATCATCAACTATATTTATAATGTGTTGAATTTGATTATCTAAATCATTATCATTAATTAAAAAGTCATCTTCAAACACAACTGTATAACCCGGGTTATGCATTATTTGTTTTATAAGTGTAAAATGAGAAAGATAACATCCAATCTCATTAATATGCGTGTAATTAAAATTATTTTGAAACTGTGGGTCAAATATTTGTAAATTATTTAAATCTATTTCTTTACCGATCACTGCATCAAAAATAATTATATTTTTACTTAGTTTTTCCTGATTTGCTAATATATTTTTATATCTATCTATATTAGATCTAATATGTATTACATAATAATCTATATCGTAATTAGTATTATTAAAATTATCAACCCATAAATTAGAAATAATAAAACATAATATAATAAATATAATAATTATAATATAAATCAACATTATAATAATTTAGAAATTATTTTATATTTTTTAATTGCAAATAAGATAACATTCATAAATAT